CCATCCGGTGTAAACGGCACAGGTGGTGTTGGGACAGCCACTGTCTTGCTGATAACAACTTGGGGTCAAGGCGGCTATGGCGAAGGAACGTGGAATTGAGGATGAATAAATGAATTATACAGAGCTAAAAGCCAACATCCAAAATTTTCTAGAAGACGATTCAACTGAGTTCGTCGCCTCAATCGACACAATAATATCGCAAGCTGAAGAGATGGTATTTCAGCGACTGCCAAATATGCCTTGTTTCCGACAGACATCGTCTGCTGCAAATTTGGTTATTGGCCAGAGCCAATACACAATTCCCACAGCAAGAATGATCCGGCAGGTGTCCATAACAGACACTAATGTCTTGACGTATCTCGACCACAGAGTTGATTCTTACATCAGAGACTATTGGCCCAATGCCACGACGCAAGGCACCCCACGAATGTACAGCACAAATAGCGCAGGAACAGCTGGAACGATCATTACATTGGCACCAACCCCATCAACAGCGTTGGCCTATAGCGTAGATTTTATTGCCCCTGAGACGGGGTTAAGCAATGCGAATCCAAATACTTGGATTGCAACAAATGCATCAACAGTTCTACTTTCTGCGGCTCTGTTTGAGGCATCGGCGTTTTTGAAAGCGCCAGAGACTCTTTCTCTCTATAAAAGTCAACTTGACGAAGCAGTCCAGTTCACAGTACAAGAGATGCAAAGGAACTATACAGCAGAATATAATGGAGGCATATAATGGCTATCACACAAGCAATGAGTACACTCTTTAAAAAAGACGTCATGTTGGGCGACCACCATCTAGACAGCGACAATGTTTATATTGCGCTGTATACGAGCAGCGCGACATTGAGTGCGGCGACAGATGGTTACATAACCAGCAATGAAGTTGCCAACGGCAATGGTTACACCACTGGCGGTGTTGCATTGGCAAGCAAGGCAGTAACAGAAAACAGCACCAGTGGTGTTTTTGATGCGGCTGATCCAGAATGGACAAGCGCAACATTCACTGCTCGTGGTGCTTTGATCTACAACAAAACACTGGGCGATGCATCTTCAAACTCAAGAGGTGCGATTGCCATCCTTGATTTTGGCGGTGACTTCTCTGTTTCTGGTGGTACGTTTAAAATTGTATTCCCAGCAGCGACTGCAAACAATGCAATTGTAAGGATCGACTAAAATGGCTTCAACCTATGTAAACGACTTACGCCTCAATGAAATGGCGACTGGCGACCAGTCGGGATCATGGGGAACAGTCACAAACCTAAACTTGGAAATGATTGCAGAGGCATTTGCTTACGGCACTGAAGCTATTGCGAATGCCTCTACACATACGGTCACTGTCCCAGATGGTGCCAAGGGTGATGAACGAAGGTTCTATCTAAAATGCACAGGCGGTGGTCAGGCTTGCACAGTCACACTTGCACCAAACACCGTTTCAAAAGTTTGGATGATTGAGAATGCAACTAGCTATACTCTGACATTCACTCAAGGCTCTGGAGCCAATGTTGCAGTGCTTGCTGGTCAGGTCAAAATGATTGCCACAGATGGCGCAGGATCAGGTGCAGTAATTTATGATCTTTTGACAGATGTAAATCTGGCTGGGACAACTGTAACTGATAATTTGACAGTTAGTGGAAACATTGATGTAGATGGCACAACCAATCTTGATGCTGTTGATATTGATGGCGCAGTTCAGCTAGACGCCACTTTTACTGTAGGTGCTAACGACCAAGGCTATGACGTTACCTTGCACGGCGATACGGCTGCTAGGAATGTTGTTTGGGATAGTAGTGCTAATGCACTTATATTTTCTGATTCAACTTCTGCAAAGTTCGGAAATAACGAAGATTTGCAGATTTATCACGATGGGTCAAATTCCTATGTAGATGATGCTGGAACAGGTGGGCTAATCCTACGCGGAAATAGCAATGTTACTATAGGCAAATACACTGGCGAAACTATGGGCTTTTTTGAAGTTGATGGTGCGGTTAGCCTTTATCACGACAATGCAGTCAAAATCGCCACAACAGCCACTGGCGTAGAAGTCACTGGCGCAGCAACAGTAGGCGGTGCAGCGGTCAAAGTTGCTGGCAAAGAGACGATCTTCGTGCCAGCGATTGCTATGTACCCAAGCACAACCAATCCATGTGGTGGGCCAGAGCAAGTTGAAACAACAGCTTTGCGACCTGATTTAAAAGTTTTGGACTTTGCGGCTGATGCGGATGACTTTGCTCAATTTGCTGTAGCCATGCCTAAGTCTTGGAACGAAGGCACGATCACCTTTCAGCCTTTTTGGACAGTAACAGGCACAAACACTGGCACGGTTGCTTGGCAACTTGCTGGGGTGGCAATTACAAACGACGAAAGCATAGACACAGCTTTTGGCACTCAGGTAGCGACAACAGCACTTGCATTCTCTGGCACGTCAAATGACTTGATGGTTAGCGCAGAAAGTGGCGCAGTGACAATCGCAGGAAGCCCAGCCGCAAATGATATGTGCTTTTTCCAAATCAATCGTGACACGAGCGCAGATGATCAAACAGGTGCAGCAAGATTGTTGGGTGTAAAAATATTATTTACAACTGATGCAGCTAACGATGCATAGGAGGAAAAATGACTGGCTTTGGATTTAATGTTTTAGGATTTGGGTCAGGCGGTGGTGGGCCTGTTACGCTTGAGACAGAAGCATTGATAAACTCCCAGCAAAACAGGCAAAATGTTCTTACCTCTGATTTTATCAGCACTGGTGGCACACTAATCATCCCCACTGACTTTTGGGTTTGGGGCACCTCCACAGGCACTGCTGGATTGCGGATAGACACTCCCGACTGCACAATTGAAAATTACGGGAAAATTGTCGGAAGAGGTGGTGGTGGCAATGGCGGCAATGCAATAGAAATAATGTCTAGCACCACTGGTGTAACTATAATAAATGCTTCTGGAAGTTACATTGCTGGCGGTGGCGGCAGTGGCGGTGGCGGCAACTGCGGTGGTCAAGGTGGCGGTGCTGGCGGTGGCAATGGCAATGGCCAAGCGCAACTTAATTCGACAGGTCGAGCTGGCAACGCAGGATATGGTGGCGGTGGCGGTGGCGGCGGCGCAGGAGGTGGTGGCTCTGCTTATGTCATTAACTGGGCTGCTGGTGGATATTGCGGGACTAGCACTGCTGGTGGGGGATACATTCTTCCTGGCTCTGGTGGCGGTGGTGGATCGTACTCTGGCTCTGGTGGCAGTGGCGGTGGTGGCGGTGGTGGTGCAAGCAATTATACTTACGGTGCTGGCGGTGGCGGTGGCTGGGGTGCATCTGGAGGTGTTTCTCAAACAGGCAATGGTTCTGGCGGCAAAGCCATACAACCTAATGGTCAAAGCTACACACTCAGCAATAGTGGAACGACTTACGGAGCGACATCATGACTGAATACACCACTAGGTATCTTTGGAACATGACAATGTACACAAGTGAACAAGATGCTCAGACAGCAGCAGCAAAATTTGTTTCTGAGTTTAACACAAACTTTTTGTCTTATTGTGAGATACACATTGTCGAGCCTGATGTTAAAAAATACAATGCATTAATCATCAATCCAGCAAACAAATTAACAACTCACCCTAAAGACCTTGCTGATGATGATCCAAGATATTTCAACCTTTCTTCTGTTGAAGATGGAGATACTTATACGGGGATAAGAGCAGTCGCAGTAAAAAGAATACATAAAGAGCAATATGAAAGGTATGTGAGTTTGAGAAATTTAAAACAAATAGTTAAAACGACTTTCCCTGCGAGGCTGGTTGACAACGACAATCAAGCGTTAAGAGATGGGGAGCATTCAAACCAAGAAATGATTGGCGTAACAGCTCAATTCAACTATGGCTGATATGGAGGAGCGCGTATCTGCGCTGGAAAAAGAAATGGCATCTCTTCAAACCGAAGTGAGAATACAATTTAAAGAGTTGTTCACCAGAGTAAAGAGAGTCGAGGCTATCATGATTGGTGCTAGTGCTGCGATAATCATGATGTTGATAACTGTGCTAACAAAGATGGGGTGAGAGCATGACTATGGAAAAGTTTTTGGCATGGAAAATTATGCCTCGATTCATGATGTTGGTGATGACGGTTATGTACATTCGTGTGATTGAGTGGTTCATGTCTCTCCCACAGGATGTTGTTAGCACTCAGGCCACTGCATTGACTGCCACCGTGACAGGTGCTATGACAGGTGCATTCGCTGTGTGGTTAGGATCAGAGAAATGATGGCTCTTCTGGGAAGTCTGCTTGGCTTCGGATCATCGTTTCTCCCGTCTGTTCTTGATTACTTCAAGGCAAACCAGCAACAAAAACACCGCATTGAAATGATGCAAATAGAAACAGATCTTGCTCAAAGACGCAGCGAAATGAAATTGGTTGAGCTAGATAAAAAGGCAGACATCGAAGAAACAAAAGGTTTGTATGCACATGACCGATCTATTGACGCTGGAGGCTTTGTCAACGCTCTCAGGGGCAGCGTTCGCCCTATCATTACTTATGCCTTTTTCGGATTGTTCGTAGCCACGAAAGTTGTAATTATGGTCAAAGTCACGCAAGCTGGTGGTGATTGGATGCAAGCAGTTGACTTGATGTGGGATGGAGAAACGTCTGGACTGTTCAGTGCGGTCTTGGCGTTTTGGTTTGGGAATCGTGCGATCACGAAGTATGCGGGGAAGTAGCCATGGGATACAAGTTAGGAAAACGAAGCCTATCAAGGCTAGAAGGTGTCAACGAAAATCTGGTAACTGTCGTGAAGTACGCCATCGGCGTTACGAAACAAGACTTTTCAGTGATTTGCGGATTGAGGACGATAGAAGAGCAAAAAGCTCTTGTCGCAAAAGGTGCCAGCCAAACAATGAAAAGCAAGCACATTCACGGCAATGCTGTCGACTTGATGGCTTACGTTGATGGTGGTCGTTGGGAGCTTAACCTTTACGACGAGATTGCTGATGCGATGAAAGAAGCTGCTGCAGCCTCTGGAGTTAAGATCAAGTGGGGTGCAGCTTGGACAGTCGACTCTCTCGGGGATTGGGAGGGAACTGCGGAGAATGCGATGAACAGCTACATTGACATTCGCAGGTCACAAGGTCGTAGGCCATTCATAGATGCACCTCATTTTGAGCTAGCTTTTTAATATGACTTTTTCTCTGATAAAATATAACTCAGGGATTGTTAAAGACACCACAGAATATTCTGCTGGTAAGAATGGGCCATTTTACGTTGACAGTGATCTTGTCCGCTTTGTCAATGGTTACCCAGAGAAAATTGGTGGCTGGCAAAAAGATGCGTTTTATGCATTAGATCCTGCTGGAGAAGCAACGTCTACTGAAGCTACATTGACTGGTGTTGGTCGGAAGATGGTTTTCTGGAGAGCAGTCGATGGTGTTGACAGGATAGCCGTCGGGACGCACAACCATCTTTATATAATTCAAAACAATGCAATCTATGACATAACACCACTGCGGAAAACCACGAGCAACCTCTCTAATCCTTTAGTGGTGACCAATGGCAGCACGACTATCACTGTGACCGACAATGCGCATGGAGCTTCAGATGGTGATTGGGTTGTAATAAACTCTGCCACTGCTACAGGAGGGATCCCCGCAGACACGATCAACAGAATGTCTGGCTACCAAATAACTTTCATTGACACTAATTCTTATTCGATACAATCCCCATCAGCTGCAACGAGCGGAGCCACAGGTGGCGGCACGACAATAGACATAAAATACCTGATCGGATCCAATGATGGGCTGGGAACCCAGAGTGCTGCTCCAGCTTTGGGTTGGGGTGTTGGTGGATGGAATGAATCAACTTGGAACACGCCAAGATCTTTGTCTTTGTCTCAAGTCAGTCTTGAAAGTTCTGTTTGGAGCTTGAATCTTTGGGGAGAAGATCTTCTTGCAACAGTTAGAGGCCATGATGTTTATTATTGGGACACATCTTCTAATGTTACGAGCAGAGCAGTTTTGGTGTCATCAATAGCCGAGGCAGCTTCTGTCCCAGTTCAAATAAGAACCTCTGTCGTTAGTTTCCCAGACAGACACTTTATAGCTGGTGGGGCCAGCGTTTACGTCGCAGCTGATGGAAGCTCTGGTGACTTGGATCCGATGTTGGTCCGATGGTCAACTCAAGAAGACTTTACGAAGTTTGCACCAACAGCAACCAACACAGCTGGCGATCAACGGTTGGAAGTTGGCACAAAAATAATCACAATGGTCAATACCCGAGAAGAAACTATAATAAGCACCGACGAGGCTATTTATGGCATGACGTTCGTTGGTGCACCATTTATATTCTCTTTCCGATTGCTGGCCACTGGAGTTGGTGCCAATGGCATAAACTCGATGATCGCTATTGATGGCAATGTATATTGGATGAGCAACAGATCTTTTTACGTTTATGATGGTGTTGTCAAAGAGATTCCTTGTTCCGTAAAACATTTTGTTTTCGACAGAATGCAAGGCCGTTATTTCGACAAGACTGCAGTCGGTCATAATGTTGAATTCAACGAGGTCACTTGGTTCTATGTTTCTGACCAGAACACAGCTGCTGATAATCCTGAGCCAGACAGCTATGTTTCTTACAACTATGCTGAAAATGCTTGGTCTATTGGAGCTATGGACAGGACGGTCTGGAATGATGCGTTTGGCTCTCGAGAAAAACCATTCGCATTTGATGCAGGTGGTCATTTGTATAATCAAGAGACAGGAACAAGCGCAGATGGCGCAGCTATGAATTGCTTTATTGAAGGTGCGCCAAGAGAAATGACGACAGAAGGCAACGATCTTTATATGGTTGACAGGATAATCCCAGACATCACAATGGGAGCCAACAGCACAGTTTCAGTTTTCATGAATACTCGCAAGTTTCCGAATGCTTCCGAGACTTCTAAAGGTCCATTCAACATCACCTCCACAACCGAAAAGATCAGCACCAGAGTCAAAGGTCGACAAATAGCTTTAAAGTTCCAAAGCACAGGAACCCAAGACGAATGGCAGCTTGGAGACTTTAGAATTGACTTAAGACAGGATGGCCCGAGATGAACCAGCCAGCAGCCCCACTAGCAGTCTTAAGGTTGCCAACTCCTCCAGAGGAGTATCACCGGAGTTATATGGCACGCTTGACCAATACAATCGAGTTAGAAAAACAGGCAACTTATTTTGCCAACTCAGCAGGTCTTAATTCAGCCACAGAGCAAGCTGAAGCTACAGCGTGGTTCATTGGGTAATGGCTAACAACTATAAAAACGCGAAAGTTGATTTGACGGGAACAGGAGCAACTGTCCTTTATACAGCTCCCAATGCGACCACCACATTAATCAAGTCATTGCTTGTTTCTGAAGACAGCGGCAATGCTGACACAATCACCGTCACAATCACAGATGCAGCCTCATCTCCTGCGACTTTCTCTTTATTTAAAGTCAAGGCTGTGGGTGCGAATGCGACTGTTGAGCTTTTGACGCAGCCTTTGGTCGTTCAAGAAGATGAGATAATAAAAGTCACCGCAGCCACAGGAAACAGGTTGCACGTTGTGGCATCATTGCTGGAGATAAGTTAATGATTTACTACTCACGCAATATAAACTAAAATTAGTCAAAGGAATCTTTCATGGCTACAGCAGGTGCATTGACAGGACTGACAGGCGAGACAACTGAAGAGGAGTCTGTGCCTGTTGAATATGGCGTTTTCCAAAACACTGCAGTCACTCAAGATCCCAACATTGACCTCCAAACAATGTATGGAACTGCGGCTGTCCCAACTCTGACTTGGGTGACCCAGATCCAAACAGGTGAGCGGAGCTTTGATCCTAGTAGCCAGTTCGACAACTCGATGCTTGAGGATTATCAAAAGCTAGTCGACTCTCAAGGCCAACCAACAGGCATGATGGGTCCAGGACAGATCAGCAAGCAAGTCACCGGAGACACTTTGAGCCAGCTGGGGCAGACAGTTGGAGCTTCCGCAGGAGCAGCTTTGGTTGATCCATATATGTCTGGGGATTCTGGGGCCAAGCTGTTAGCAGGAGCCAAAGGTGCATTCAAAGATCTTCCCTCCGAGTTAGTTGCGGACAGCACCAAGGCAGGTTACAAAATTTTAGAGACTGGATTGTCTGACAATGCAGTTTATTACCCAGAGCTTTCGAACAAAGCAACAGCCGCAGCAACTGGCAATGAGGCTGCTTATAATGCACTCAAAGACAGCTCAGAAGTTGTCAATGGCAGGAGAGTTTATGAGGCTGGTGCGCTTGACAAATTGCCGGAAGGTGTTGAAAGCAACATAGCCGCAGAAGCAATAACATCATCTTCAACAGCCCCAACATTCTTCGAAGGTGTGGGCAACAGGCTTTGGGGCGAAGGTGCCAAGGCCAACTGGAGTGCGGCTGGTGGGGCTGGTTTGGCAGCTTTCGGAGTCAACCTGCTCATGGGCAAGAAGCCCAAAGAGGCAGCTAAGTCTGCAGGAGCTTCTGCTATCGGGATGGCTCTCGGAAATGCTATACTTCCAGGACTCGGTGGAGTTGTTGGCAGCATGCTGGGTGGTGCTTTGGGTGGCAGGGTAATATGCAATGAGCTGATGCGCCAAGGCTTGATGGACAGGCAGAGTGTGATCCTTGACTATCGATTCACGAGAGACTATCTTTCCCCGCAGCACGTCAATGGATATCACGTTTGGGCAGTGTGGATGGTCAAGCAGATGCGCAAAGGTCGCTTTGTCGGTTTGTGGAAACACCTAGCCCAACACAGGTCGAATGAGATTGCTTACATATATGGCCAGAGAACCAAGCCAGACTATCTAGGCAAGATTTACCGGAAGATATTAGAACCAACATGCTGGGTTGTTGGCGCGTTCACAAAAAAGACAGACTGGTCTGTTCTTTACAAAACCAAGGAGGCTTAGATGGCCGAACAAATGCCTGATATGCGTGGAGCGAATATGGATGCTGGAATGGATCCGAGAGCACGCGAAGCGATGATGCAGCCGGACGAAGAGATCGCAGCAGTTCTTTTGGCTCGATTGTCGAACATGTCTCCTGAGGAGCTTGGTCGTCTGGACGAAGCGATCACCCCTGAAGTTGCTCGGATCCTAATAAAGTTGATCCCAGAGCTGGCGCAGCTTATAGAAGCGGTTGAAGGGCAACAAGCAGCTCCGCAACAAGCAGCTCCGCAGATGGGTGCTTTGGGCGGTATGTGATGGATGTTCGGAGAGCTGGGCCACTCGATATTTCGGCGATTATTGCGCTTCTTATGGAGATGCATAAAAACACCGAGATTCCCGTCTCACCGATAAGCAGTGAAAAGCTGGTCGCCAAGATCAGCGAAGCAATACACAGAGGCATAGTGTTCGTGGCGATCGACGAAAAGAACAAAATATCAGGATCAATCGGAGGAACAATCAGCACTGACTGGTGGTCTGATGAAAGGCATCTTTCTGATATGTGGTTTTATGTTTCTGAGGCCAGCCGAAAAACCAGAGTCGCTTATGAGTTAGTCAAAAATTTTATTGGTATGGCAAAAGAAGCAAAAGTTCCTGTCCGGCTGGGGCATGTTTATTCCGGCGATATGGATCGCAAAGACAACTTTTTTGAAAGACTTGGCCTAGTAAAAGCTGGGTCTTTATTCGTGGGGACGTAAAATGGGCGGCGCATGTCAAAGCACAACAACAACACTTCCTTCTTCTAGCTCAACTCTTTCGGGCACAGAGATCCCAGAGTGGGTATCAGCTGGTGGCCGCATACTTTTCGACCAAGCGATGGAGTTGGCCAAGAGCGAATATCCAGAATACACTGGAGCAAGGATAGCGTCTTACACTGATCCGGAAACTGGCGCAGTTAGCAAGCTCACCCCAGAAGAGCAACAAGCGATGGGCATGCTTTCCGGAGACAATGCCACGAAATACCAAACTTATTTGGACACTGCTTATGATGCTGCGAAAGGTCTTGGCCAAGGTTACACCAAACAAGACTACGACACTCTCATGGGCTCTGACTTCAGCTTAGAATCAGCTCAACCTTTCTTAGACATATATCAAGGCGCAGCAGACGCAGGAGTCCGAGAGGCAGAACGGCAAACAAGACTCGGACAGAATGATGCCAGAGCTGCAGCTGCCAGAGCAGGAGCATTCGGTGGCTCAAGGCTCGGCATACAAGAAGCTCTTTTAGGCTCAGAAGGTGCTATGGTGGCGGGTGACTTGCGAGCCAAGGCTGCAGCCGAAGGATTAGGATTCGCAGCCAGCAGGTTTGACGCTGATAGAGCTGGCAGGATGGCCGCAGAAGACAGGCAACGTCAGGCTTTCGAGACTGAAGAGGCTTCAAGAGTTCGGGAGGCAGAGGCTTTGCAGTCTTATGCTCCGATGGTACAAGGATTACAAGAACAAGCTGCAGCTGGCCTCTTAGGGGCTGGCGAGGCTCGTCGGAGGCTAGACCAGACAGCTCTTGACTTGGCATTCGCAGACTACACAGAACAAGCTCAATATCCCTACCAGCAACTCAACTTTGCTCTCGGTGCACTCAAAGGCGTTCCGTATGAGCAGAGACAATTCTCTTTGCAGCAAGGTGAACAGACAGCTCAAGCACCATCAATATATGGCCAAACAATCGGTGGACTAGGTTCTCTGGCCAGTGCTTATTACATGGGCAACAGATAAGGAGCCGACATGGAAGACGACACAATCGGAGCAGCTGGAACCAGCTACGGTGACCTTCTCGGAATGTCGCAGGGTGCTTTGGGTCGTTTGGGTGGAAAAGATTTGATGGAAGATGCCATTGAAATTGCTCGGGAGATATCTCCTGAATACAAACCTATTGATCCTGCTCTTTTGGCTTTTCAATTCTTCACGAACATGGCAGCTGAAGCCTCCAAGCCAGGACAAACAGCTCTGGGTGCAGCTTCAACAGCCTCATTAGTCCCAGCACAATACCTGATGAAAGATGCAATGGCCAAGCGCGAAGCTGAAGCCAAGCTCCCTGCAACTGCCATCAACATAGCCAAAGCGATCAAACCACCCAAGGCTACAGGAACAGGAACAGTCAGCACATGGACTCTTAACAAAAACATTCCTGGAATTGGTAACATAGGGGACAGAGTAACTCTTACGAATGCAGCAGCAGCTCAAATTGCTAGCCAAGATCCAGCTGCAATTGTTAAGGCATCAACAAAACCTTTGGCTGAAAAATATCTTCAGCAGGATCGTGTCCTTTACATGAACGAAGATGATGCAAGGGCGAAGCTGGAGACATTCGGTGTTACAGAGGATGATCCTGAATTCACCACAATATTTAAATTGATGACCACTGATGATGAAGAGCTTCTTGGCAGACCAGTAATTCAAGCAGACCAGTATGTAAGTTTTTACATCCCTAGAGCTGGGGAAGATTCTGAATTCTCTGTTATAACAAGAGCACCAACTGGGTCAGCAGTTCCCCCAGAGGTTACTTCTCGAAACGAAGAAATTAAAAAGCTCGGAAAATTGGAGATTGACTACATAGACAAAACCAACAGCTTGCTACCGACAATTCAAGTTGCGCTTGATACAATATATCAAAATCCAGGATTAACAGGAGTTGTTCAAAGTGCAACTCTGGATATTCGCGCAGCATTGCAGGGTGCTTTCGGCTGGTCAGATCCTGAAATTTCAGACCAACAACTTCTGAAAGCGATATCAAACAAACTCGCACCTTTGATGCGACCTCCAGGATCTGGTTCTACCTCAGACATGGAATTCAAGGCATACAAAGAGGCTGTTCTTTCTCTTGGCAACAATGCAAAAGCTAATTACCTCACACTGCACATGTTGAAGAAAACAACTGAAAATTCTGAAGCTGACATCAGATTAAGAAAAGAGCTTTTAATTCAAGGAAAAAGCAACAAATACATAAATGAGAGAATCAGAGAGCTTGATAAAGGCATATACAAGAAAATGCCACCACTTCAGACAACCAATGTTGCGGAGTTCCGACAGGCAAGAGATACTTTTTACAACTCTTTGGAGAACGGTGAAGTGTTCATAAATAAAAACCCAGCCACTGGTCAGAAATTATATCCACAACAACCTACTATTATGATCAAAGGCTGGAATGGTGGAAGTTAGGGGCTAACATGGATGAAGAATTGACCTTTGAAGAGCAGGTAGCAGCAGCTGATGCAGCTGAAGGAGTGTTGCCCGATGGTGCTCCATCCCAAGGGAATGATGTTGACCCAGAGACTATTGATGTAGAGGCTGAAAGGTCTTTGTTCGAGTCCATAAAAGCAATCCCATCTGCTCTGGTGGATGCCGCAACTGGTGAAGGCCAAGAGGTTGAATTCCCAGACATCCCAGAAGCCTCGGACATGGGTGGTGATGCTCCTGGATTGATTGAAGGATTGATCCCCAACATCAAAGTATTCCTTGCCAGAGACGATGTCGGCAAGAGCGAAATAATGGAAAAGTCTTTTCAAGGTGACGAGCGTTGGGGTGGCAGATTCCAAGACAAGTTCGGCAACCCTATGATTGTCTGGAACAAGAAGCCTTACTATGTCAACAAGCCAGGATTTTCTTCGCAAGACTTCGGAACATTCGTTGGTGAAACAATCAAGATGCTCCCAGCAGCTCTCACATCAGGGGGAGCAAATGTCCTCCAGACTATAGCCAGAGGCATTCCAATATATTCATCCACTGAAGTTGGTTCCCAGCTTTTAGAGGCTCAGATGACTCCGGAGACAACCAAGGCTAAGAAGCAGACAGCAGGTGACCTAGCCACAGACGTGGCCACTGCGACAGGTGTTGGGGTTGCCGCAGACGTTGTGTTGCCACCAGCACTCAAGCTCGCAGGCAGGGCAGCTATGGCTCCTGTCAGGGGAGCAGCTAACGTCGCTGGAGTTCAACTCCCCCGATTCATGCGTCCAACGCCGAATCAAAGCTCCCCCTACATAATGACTCAGGGCCAAAGGTCTGGTGAGTTGCCTGATACGGAAGTTGGTCAGCTGGATACTTTGGCTTCTTCGGATCTTGCACGTGAAGACATTTTGCGCAGATCAGCGGGAGTAGATGCTGGAGCCAGCGACCAACTCAGAGGATTCGACAGGCGTCAGTTGGATCAGATCCGAGGAGATGCTGAAGATCTTCGGTCTAGGATGGGCTCAGGTGATCCAATGGTCACTGGTGCGCTTGAAACTCCCACAGCAGCAGCTGAAGGCATTCAATCAACAGCTCGAGAAACAGCTGAACGTCTCAAAGCAGAGGCTGATGCATCTTATAAAATTGTTGAAAATGCTGCTAACCAACCAGTTCTTTCTCAGCGTGGGTTGATGGAAACTGCCAGCGATGCGGTGGCGATGTTGCGCAAAGAGGTCGGCCCAGCGATGCGTGCTGAAATGCCTAATCTTTCCAAGCAGCTGAAAAAGCTAGAAAAGTTAGTCAAAATAGCTAAAAATCCAAACTTCAAAGGTGCACCGCTTAGGGCCATTGATGACTACCAAAGAGCTTTGAACCTCCAAATAGAACAGGCTATGGCAGTTGGCGGCAATGCTTCGGAAGGTCGTGCGCTGACAATGCTCAAGAATCAGCTTAACGAAGCCTACAACACCGCAATAGAGCGCGGATTGATGTTTGGGGATCAAAGCGTAATAGATCAGCTGCAGCAATCTAGGCAGATTTACACGAAGTATATGGGCCTGACGGGGCAGCAAAGCAGCAAAAATGCATCAGTCCGAGCAGCCAACAAGATCTTGGAAATGATTACGAACACAGAAGCCAACCCCAAGCAGGTGGTCGGGGCATTGTTCGGTCACAACAAGTTCGCTCCAGCCAATGCGGTTCCAACTGTCATCCGCAAGCTCAAGTCAATTCTCGGGGAAGGCTCCGCAGAATACCAAGAGATCATTGGGCTGATGAAAGATGCAACTCTGGAAAGAGCTTTTGCTGGCACTGGCAGGTCTGGCGTAACAAGAACGAACATCGTGAACAATTACAAAGATGTTTTCGGCAAGAACAAAGCTGTCGTCAATGAGCTTTTCTCGAAAGAAGAGCTCGCACAGATAGCTAAGTTCCGTAATGACGTAATGCCAACTCTCTGGGCAGAGATAAAACTTAATCCTTCAGGAACTACTCCAGCAATTTTAGGGGAGATGGGAAGACAGGGCCTTCTTAACTTTTTGTCTGGGATTCCTGGAGGTGGTGGTGCAGTCAGAGCAATCGAAGGTGGTTTCGAGGCCAGAGAAGTTCAAGCAATTGTCCGACAATACCTCGACAGAGCCAAAGCACCTCTCTTCAGCACAGCAATCCAAGCTGAAACTAAGCCAGAAGCTATCGAGACAATCAATCCTCAAAGCTCCCCAGCTTTGCAGAGCATAATTGAAGGGTTGTCCGCAGAGGATAGGGCAGCTCTGCTGTCAGAATAGATGATTGATCCTGTCACAGCCTTCGCTGCTGCCAATGCCGCTTTCAAAGGCGTCAAAATGCTTGTCGGTGCTGGCAGGGAAATACACGATGTTTCTCAGCAGCTTGGTGCATGGTATGGCGCAGTCGCAGACATCACTCGTGCGGAGTCCCAACGCAAAAATCCAACTTGGCTAGACAAAAAGACTCATGGCTCCGAAAACATCGAGCAAGAAGCCATGGACATCATCGTTCGAAAAAAGACTTTGCTTGAGAAAGAAAAAGAGATAAAATTTATGTTAGATTACAGGTTCGGATTGGGAACCTATGACGAGATGCTTGGAATGCGTCGGAAGATACGCGCTGATCGGGAAGAGACAGTTTACAGAGCCATGGAGGCAAAACGTCAGATTCAGAACAATATGGCCATAGCTGCACTTTCGCTAGGGATCATATCGGTGTTAGGGGGAGGGATTTATCTTATTTACTTGGGGATCAGCTGATGTTAGCGAGTTTGATTGTTTCTGTGGCGTTGGCAGGAGTCGCCAACCCGACACACGTTCAATGTCACCTTTGGAAAAGAATAACAGATCCAAATACAGACCAGAAAATCTGTGTATACCGATTCACCGCAGGTTTCGGTGGGCTGGGGTATCATTACCCAACCCAAAGTTTCTCTGAGTGTCCTAAAGTTTTCAGTTGCGTTTATGAAAAGAAAGACAAACGCCCAACCCTAAATGAGATTCTTGATGGGCTGAAAGGTGGATTCTAACAAGCTATCACATTGGCCAATTCAATCCAATCTTCAGACGACATGTTGCCTTGCTTGTGCCATGTTGCCATTTCAACAACATCTTTCTTGGCGGGTCTTTCTAGCAGCCTTTTGCCTTTCTGGCCATCAATCAATATCATGAAGTCTCTGCCAATGCGGAACAAGAACCAACTCTTGCCACCTTCAATGATGTGTTGTTCTGCCCAGAATGTTTGACTTGATCTCAGGCCGCTGGTGAACCTGCCTCTTTTGGCCCAGTCTTCGATATATTTCAGCTCTATCCACCCAGACTTGCCGTCCAAAATATAATGAACATCTGGCATGCCACGCATGACTCTGTTCTCAACACGGTACATCTTCAATGGAAGGTTGTTCCGCAACAATGCCCAGAAACTGCTCTCACTCATCATTATTCTCCTTGATCCATTTTTCCAGCTTAATCCTCCCGCCTGTCAAATTCTTAAAGGCTTCGTCAAGAGTTTTATTAGTAAATTCTCCTGTATCAAGCAATTCTAGCTGCGCCCTGTAGATTGCATTTAAGGCTTCTTTGACGTTCGCCGTTGTTTTATCTACAGTCATAATTTCATGATGCATCACTCCTCCGACAAGAAAAAAGACATCGGATCTTTGGTCACAACATCTGCTAGGTTCTTTTTGTCCCGCAGAGCTTTGATGATCTTTGAGTCAATGGTCTTGGGACTCTCGATGTCGATGTATGTTACGTTTTGGGTTGTGCCTATGCGGTGGCACCTGTCTTCCGACTGAAGCCTTGTTTCCAAGTCGAAGCTGTTGGAATAATATATCGCATAAGACGCAGCTGTCAGCGTCAAGCCAATCCCCCCCGATTGAGGTTGGCCGATGAAGTAACGCACACTAGGATCATTCTGAAAGCTGTCAACAGCTTTGGCTCTCATGTCATTCGACACGCCACCATGGTAGCTCACAGCCTTATGGCCCAACATCCGTTCGATCTGCGCTATGTCGGCTCGGAAGCGTGCCCAGATTATCACCTTGGCATCGATGTTGCCCAGCAAATCCTTCAGAGCCTCAAGCCTAGGATTCTTGTCGTCTATGGGTCTTGCTTTCTCTTCGGCAGGAAACCACCCACAAACTATCTGTTGCAGTCGTAGCAGCCTTGTTATGGCCTCCTGTGCGTCTATTACGTCACCTTCCAACTCAACCACGAAGTCTTTTTTCAGCGAATCATACAACTTGCGCTGCTTTGGCGAAAGATCAACAAAGTGACGTTGATATATTTTGTCCGGCAAGTCCAAGCAATCTTTTTTCAAAACTCGGAACGAGTGGCCTTCAATGCTTTTGGTCAGCTCGTCCATATATTGATAAGAAACGATCTGTTTGTTCTCGTAGCCTCCCATGACGCAATATCTTGCCCTGAAAGAATAAAAGCTGTCGTACCCGAGGATATAAGGATCGAGAAACCTGAATTGGCTGTACACGTCCTCTGGACCTTTGGTCACTGGTGTGCCTGTCATGATCCTGCGATACTTGGCTTGTTTGGCAAACTTGTGGATTGTTTTGGTGCGCTTGGCTCCTGGACGTTTGATCCGAGAGCTTTCGTCCACCACCAAAAGAACCTTGTTGCTCAGGAGGATCTTGTTCATCAATGCCACGGCTGTTTGGCTTACAAAAGCCTCAACATTGAATGAAAATATCTTCAGTTCATCTTGCCCAGATAATATGTCGTCAAACTTGGTTTTGTCTCTGGACTTCATCCCCGAATAATAATATGCCGACGAGTGGTTGCACCACTCTGGCATGTGGTCGGGGATCTCTTTGTTGAGCCAGTTGCGGTGCACCCCATTGGGCGCAATGACGACCAACGCAGTTATCTCACCAGAAGCATAAAGATACGCAGCATTGTCGATTATGACTTTGGTTTTGCCTGTGCCCTGCTCCATGAGCAAAGCGAAAGACTCTTTGTCCCGACTCATGTAAAATGCTTTGCGCTGGTGATCGAATGGCTTGGTTTTGAAAAGGAAGTCACCCAGATCTTTCGGAGCTGAAGCCTTTTCTTTGCGAGTCAATTCAGCTTGATGCATTGTCTCAATATAATCGTCTAGGATGGGCGAAGCAGCCTCCGACCACACCGCCCTAGGCCAATGCTTGTTGATGTGGCTTATGTTGGCTCCAGTTGGCGCAAACAACAAGTCCCTGCCAACCCACTTCTTGAATCCTGGCAATGCCGCCAATTTCTGGATAGCATCACCATCTAGCTTGACTTTGGCTAGGCAGAACCTGCCATGAGCTTTGTCTATTTCCATGGTCGTAATTTTGGCCTCACTTTCTTTGGCTTGGTTAGGTTGTCAGAATAGAACACATGGTTCCCTATCGTCATGGCAGGATACATCTCTTCAGCCCAAACAGGCGAAACGCTAGTGGCATGGTAGTGGTAATAATATCCACCCCAATATTTCTCACCAGTCTTGTGATTGAATATGGCATCTTGAGCGAACATTTCTGCATCAGCCCACAAGTCACCGTCTGTCGGAATTCCAGCCCAACCATTGGGGCTGACGAAGCTGAATTGATTAGGTTGCATGACAACGCCACAAATGGTGTCAGGGAAGCGATCAGACTCAACCCTATTCATTATGACCTCAGCAACAGCTCTTTGACCGTTGAGTGGCTCTCCACGAGCCTCGTGATAAAGAGCTAACGACAAGCAAAGTTCCGCAATCATTGTGGTTCCCTCCAAACAAAATAAGTTTTGTAGTCGCCAACATATCTCATCATGTAATAGTTGTGACTGTTCATAGCTGCGAAATATGTCATGTCTTTATATTCCACCACACGCTTTATTCCCTCGCCAATTTTGATTATTTCAGTTGCCCACATGGTTGTCTCCTCGCAGGTTCAACTTGGCCAAAGTCTCCAGAGGATTGTCTAGCATTTCAGCCAGACTAGATCTGTAAGATTCACGGCAAGGATCGCAAATCTCAGAGCCATCAAATGGTGGCTCGTGCAGGTGGAAAGCCTCCCCGCAATTGCAGCAATCATATTCACCCATCGTCTTCTTCCTCATCTGGCTTGCACTTTGGGCATGGGTCACGATACATCACCCAGTGGAAATGCTCTCTGGGTCCACCGCCACAACTCTCCGGACGCTCGTCCTCAATCCAACCATCAACGCAGTTGTCCTCGTCGCATTCGACTTCTCCGGAGCCATTGCAATCCTCACAATCAACCCACTCACCAACAGGCTCCAGCGTCCCACCGAAACGCTGGTACAAAGTCTTTTCAACTTTGCCTTTGTGGCCTGTGTGCTCACACTCTGGGCAGGGGATCATGCCAGCTCCCCCACTTGAATTTTCATTGGACGGTTGACAACGGTCTGCTTCTCGCCATTGTATTCTTCGTGCTTCTTGACGGTTGCTTTGAAGCTGATTGGAAAGCTCTCACCTTCACCAAGCCACTTGCCCATGTATTTGATGGTGTTGCCGTCTTGGGTCTTGATGAGGTAGATGTATGTTGTGCCCCACTGATTCTCACCTCTCCAGACGAGACGTGCTGTGCCTTGGAAGTCTAGGCGATCACCAACTTCCCCGATGAAATTGGAAGCAGCTTTTTCCTCCGCGATTGCTTTGGCTTTGGCGTCGTTCACAACTGTCAACTCAGCGAGCTTCTCAGCAGCCATAGAATTGTCACGCTCGAAGATCACCTCAGTGCGCTTGGGGTTAGGCCAAGACCGCCCAGTTGAATCATCGTAAGAGCGGTGGATCTTGTACATAGCCACCACACCAACAGCGTCAACAACGAATGCTCTGCAGAAGTCACGACTGCGACGACCCCAACCAGTTGTGCCTTGGGCCCATGGGGTTGATCCTGCATACTCAACGATGATCGGAGCTTCAAGGATCACGATGCTCTGGCCAACTGCGGATGGAACGCTGTCATCCCAGTGGCTCTCACCGTCTTTGGCATAAGAGTTGTGGCCCACAACGCGAGCCATATAATTCATTTGGCCAACAGAGGAGAAATATCCACCTTTGTTGACGCAGCCTTTGAGTGACATGTAGAGGTCTTTGTCATGATCAGTCCAACCGATTTGCATTTTTTGTTCCTTTCTCATTTGATAGCTTAGTATCGCTCTTTCCCACCGAAAAGTAAAGAAGAAAGAATTGTTGAAAAACAAGGACCTCTACTTTTTTACTATTTAAATTTATTCACGTCACTGGCCCAAAGCACCAATGAAGCCTTCTCGTTGCCTGAGCTGGCCATCACTCCTGCCCTGACCACACGACCATATTGGTGAGCCTTGGCCAAGGCATTGCTGACCTCGGAGCGGTGGAGCCTGTCTTTTTGATTGGGGTGCGCTTCATAATAAGCCTCATCACATTCCCCTGTCGTCAAGTAATTTTCTTGCGCACGCAGGATGTCGATGATGTTGCTTTGGATCTGGGTGGCACCGTGCTTGGCAACAACAGTTGCGTTGACAGGACGATCGTCTTCTTTGGGCAAAGAAGCAGAAGGCGTTTCAGAGATTTTGACGCAACGCACAGCACGCCAATCAATGCGGCTCGCGTGATTTTCGTAGTTAGGCAAAGCATGCGCCAGAACCTGATCCCCGATGTCGAGGTTGAGGAATTTGCCGATGCGGTTGCCGATGAAAATTGTCTCACCTTCTTGGGTGACGCCAAAACAATTATGCTGCTGCGAGACCGACTCGATCAAGACGTGCAGCTCTTGAGTTTCTTCGATTGGTGTTGTCATTATATTTCTTTCTCAGTTTGAAGTTTAATGAGCAGTTTGAATCCATGCTCAGGGATTGGGCTCAGGCTCCAGAAGCAGCCAGAGGCTCGATCAACCAAGGATCATCCTCAGCGTCGAATTTGGGGTTGGTGACTTCGAACACGTTGTGCACCAACTTGTTTTTGTGCTTGGTCGCGTCCATTGCGATCCACTCACGGTTTTGATTATCGATGGTGGTGAAGTCACGAGTGTCGACCACGAGGAAATGCTTGGTGATCTGGATCACGTAGACTTTGCCAGCCTCAAGTGTCGGCAGGAATTTTGAGAGCTTGGTGCGCTTCTCGAGAGACTTCCACTTGCCGTTCACACCGAACATCCGGCACGCAGCTCTCAGGTTGGAGTTGGTGATGCCTTTTGCGTGGCGTTTGCCGCGCACTAGCTTGGCAGCTTGGTATGCAGGCTCATAGGCCACACCACAAAGAACGGCGATGGCGTATGGGCCACACCATGTGATGCGCTGCTTGCCGACCCAGTCGGTGATCGGGCGTTGAGATGGAGTGTGCTTGTTCATGATAGTGCCTTTCTAAAATTTGAGGGTTGGTTAATATTGTGACAATTCTTGTTCGGTCAGGCTGGCGTAAAACTCAGCAAATTCGTCTTTCAAGTTCCTATCGCCAATGTACTCTTCAAAGCTCTCGACCTCATAACCACAAGCGCGACTTTCGCTCCTGTAATTATAATAAGCCTCCCGCTCCTGCTCTAGGAAGCGCTGGCGCACATGATATTTGATGTGCCTTGCCTTGGCTTTTGCTTCATTGATCGTTGTCACTTGCTGGTTCCTTTCTAAAATTTGAGGAGGTGGTGGGGCCGAAGCCCCACCGTTAGATTATGAGTGAAATTTACGGAGAGAATCCCAGTCATCAGCCAGCGAATATAAGTTGCCCCCATCGTCGGCCGAACGCTGGTCATAAAGATAAACTAAATCAGCAGCGACCAGTGAGCCGAATGTGCCTTCAGCTTCTTTTTGGCCCCAGCCAGCTTCAACGAGATCAGAGGCATCAACCCATGTGAATGGGTCGTCTTGCAAATCAGCAAGGGTTTTGCCGCCCATGTTGCCGAGGCAACTTTTGATAAGAGCAGTCATCGCTCGGGTCTGGTTGTTTGTAAGTTCCATCGTTAGTTCCTTTCTCAAACCGTCAGGGCCTCTCCCTTCCGATAAAGAGAGTATCGTCGTTATTGCCAGAAAAGGCAATCATTATTTTCAATTTTGAGTGAAATAATTTTTCTCTCAACATTTACAACATCTTACGAACCTTTTCAAGATAGATCTTCCTGAACCCATTCTTCAACACACCTTTGAATAAGTACCATTCACCCAGCTTTCCATCCTCCACAATGGGCTTGCCCATCTTTTGGTACTTGAACCTGTCGACTGTGCATATGATTGCGCCAGTGTCATCTTCAGCTGTCACGTTCAACCAAAGGTTATTCCGATCAACTCTGCGACCACCACGTTTGGCCAAGTTGACAGCTTCATTCATATCCCTCAAATTCTTCTCTTTGAGCTTGCCGAAGAAAACGAATGTTCCTGGATTGTCCCCGTCTAGGTCTTGGATGTCTGTTATGGCTGAGCCGATGTTGTGGGCTTTGGGATCTTTCTTGATGTGGCCAAATCTCCTTTCGCACTCAAAAATATCGTCATAGGGTGTCGTGCCTGTGTTCAGCAGGGTTTCTTGCCGTGGGGTCAATGGTTGGGACAGGTTGCGCCTGTTTTCTATGTCTTCTGCCATTTTGGGGCCGATGCCTTTGATCCCTATCAACCCACCGATCAATTCATTGTCTTGGACTGACCAGTTGGCCTTGGACTTGAATTTGTCGAATGGCTTGTAAGTCAATCCCTCAGACACAACTTCCCTCAACAGCTTGACAGCTTGGTCGTCATCCTTGACATTACGGAGGCAAGCAGCAGCATACTCCAGTGGGAACCTGCTCTTCAAGACACAACACCAATAGCTCACCATCCCGTAAGATATTGCGTGACTGCGGTTGAACGCCCAAGATCCCATCGTGTTGATGTTGTCCCATATTGTTTGCGCGACGTCTTCCGGTATGCCGTTCTCAGCAGCTCCAACCTTGAACTTCTCCCAGAACGTGTCAAAATATTCTTTGCCATAAGACTTGCTCATTGCTTTGCGCAGGAATGAAACATCTTCCCAACTCAGCTTGCCTATCTCCCGACCAATGGTCATGACTTGTTCTTGATAGACCACAACACCATGAGTCACCTTTGTGATTGGCTCTGTCATTGGGTGCATGTATTCCGCTGGTGCTGCTCCTATGTGCCGCTTGATAAACTGGCTCGTACCACCGGAGTTGAGTGGTCCAGGACGAGCTAGGGCAGTGATGGCTGCAACGTCCTCAAAGTTGTGCACTTTCATTTGTCTGGTCACACCTTGCAGCGCGTAGCCTTCAAATTGGAATATGCCTGCATATTTCTCATCATTCAATATTGCGAATGCCTTTTTGTCTTCCAGAGGAAACTTTATCAGCTGGTCTCGCACCCAACCAACCTGATCCAAAACGTCCTGCAAGACGGAGAGTGTTCTGAGGCCCAATGCATCAATCTTCAGCAGGTTGAGGTCTTCAGCGTCTTTTTTGTCTATCTGGGCCGCACCAGTCTGCGCACTGACGGAGCAATATTTGCTGACTGGGTCTTCAGTCACCAGAATGCCAGCAGCATGCACACCAACGTGTCTTGCGTGGTTCTCCATCTTTGCCGCAACTTTCATCTGCGGGAATTTCTCCAAGACAGCCTTGCCTATGTCGAGGTCGTTGAATGTGTCGAGGATGCAGAACGCAGCACGAGAGTCACCACCACTGCGCTCGATGATCGCACCTTTCAGGTCATTGACTTCCCATGCGGGTATGCCAAGCTCTTTGGCCACTTCTGCTATTGTGCTCTTGGCTTTGTAGCGGCTGACCGTCCCGAGGTGTGCAACTTTTTCTGCACCGTACTTGTCCCTGAGATATTGGAAAACCATCTCTCTGCGGTCATCTTGAAAGTCGATGTCGATGTCTGGCAGATCTTCTCGGGTGATGTCGATGAATCTTTCGAACAACAGGTCGTGCACAATCGGGTCAACGTCAGTTATGCCAGTGAGGTAACAAACCAAAGAACCAGCAGAAGATCCACGAGCAGGGCCAACCAGCATGTGCTCTTTGGCGTAACGAATCATGTCAGCAATCACAAAGAAATAATCCTCAAATTCCTTGCTGGCAATCATGTCCAACTCTCGCTTGAGCCTAGCCGCATAAACTGGATCTTTCAGGTCAACGCCCAGTGCCGGAGCACCATCTTCGCAAAGCTCTCGCAAAGTCTTTTTTGAATGGAATGCGATCATTTGCGCAACTGGCAGATCAGCATTGCAAAGCTCTGCAACTTTGTAGGTGTTGTCGATGGCTTCTTGCGTCCCCCAAGGCACAGCAGCCTTCCACTCCCACTCATCAAGAATGTGCATGGGCCCACTGCGATCTGTACGGTTACGGCCACACAAAACCTCGTAAGCCTTTTTGTCCGATGGCTTGGGATAAAAGTTGTCGCTGGTGGCTATGGTCTTGAAGCCTTTTTGAGCAGCCCACTCAGCTGACTTCGGAGAGCTCATTGGTCCAAGCTCGACGTAAAGATTGTGTTTTTTGGTCAAAGGAAGCATCGACCAGTCTGGGTGCGATCCGGACAACATTATCACGTTTTCGCTGACATCGAACAGGTCTGAATAGCTTATGCGGGGATAATAGTAGAAATTCTCTTTGGATGTGCTGCGGGACACAAGCTCATATATCTCAGCCAACCCATCATTGTTGCAAGCCAGAAATGACATCGGATTGTCGGCTTGTTTGGAACGGTCATTGGCATCTAAGACCACAGATATCTCAACACCAAACACAGGCTTGATGCCAGACTTTTTGCAGTGCTTGGAGAATGCGACGTGGCCCCATGTTCCTGTGTCGCATATTCCAACAGCCTTGTCTTCAAAACACTCAACAACCTTTTGTATGGGGCCGTATGCCTTGCGGAACGAATACTCTGTGCGTGTCTTGAGGTTCAACATTTATATGTGTCCTTCCTTTGCGTACCAATCAATGATCCGGAGCGTTGCTTCAACATCATTCATTGACCTGTGAGAGCCTTCTATCTTCTCTTCGAAGAGCTCTTCGTATATGTCGCCCAGCTTGCGCATCTTCCCCCAGACTCTCTGGCCAACCTCAACTGTGCAGGTGTGCTCATAAGGCCAAGGGAAGCTTGTGACCTTGTCTAGCCTCTCAAGCTCAAATTTCAAGATCTTTCTGTCGAAGCCAAGATTGTGGGCAAACATACGCTTGGTTCCCAAAAAGAATTCATTCAATCTGTCGAGGTGTGCGATGAATGGCTTTTGGTCTTTGAGCATGTCGTCTGTTATGCCTGTGATCTTGGTGATCTTTGGATCGAGCATGTGCTTGGGGTTGCAAAAGAATTCAAGGCGATCAACCTCAATGAGCTCTTCAGTAAGCTTGATCGCACCGAATTCAATAATCTTGGGCTGCATGTCAAGATCAGAACCTTCCGCTTTGGGCAGACCTGTGGTTTCTAGATCAAAGACTATCAGCATCTTTATTTATCCTAACGATGAATTTGAGGTCAACGCCCAGTATGTTCTTCGTGTCGAATATGACGTAATTGTAAGATCGTTTTCCTGCAATCACGGGATTGGTGTGGGAGTCGGTGAAAACTTCTTGCGCCACTTCGATGTCACGGTTTGCGAAGAACGCTCGCCAATGCACAAGATCTTCTGCACTGCAATGCATCCCTAGGTGGCTGACTGTGTTCCTTGATCCTCTTGAATCAATCCAGTTGGGGCCAGAAGTATAATCCAAAACTTCAAACTCTTTGCCGGAGAACAGGTCATAGTTGAAAGACAAGTCAGCTTCGTTGGTGTCGCGAACGCCGAAAACATTGCCAGTTGCGACAACGTGATCTTCAGCCCAATCAGTTGCCCCAATCTCTGACAACAGCTTCTTGGCTGCGATTGGATCTTTCGGGACGATTGCTATTTGTTCAATTTGGAATTTCATTTCAGGCTCCATATGGAAGGATGCACCCAGTCAGGTACTTGTGGTGATCTTTTGATTGAAGTAAAAAAGCGACAAATTCTGCCAGCCTTTCTGGTGGCGTTTCTTCGCCTGTCAACAGACCATTGAGTTGATACTGCTGGGCATGCTCTTTGGTCCAGCCACGAGTGGCAACCACTTGGTTGTCGATGTCATCACTCATGCCAGTGCCAGAGAGTTTGTTAGGGGCTATCCCAAAAACTGTTATGCCATGCTTCTTGGTCAGCTCTCTGGCCATCTGCAACGTCATGATGTGGGCAGCACCTTTGGACGCATTGTAGGCCAAAGAACAAGTCATAGGCATGTGGGCTGCATTGCTTACGATGTTGATGACTGTGCCTTTGCTTTTGATCAGTCCTGGCAAGCAAGCCTTGGTCATCATGTAGATGCCTTTGGCGTTGGTGTCCATGACTTTGTCCCAGTCTGATTCCTCGAAGTTTTCCAGCCAATCGATTATGTTGACGCCAGCATTGTTTATCAACACGTCAATTTTCTGACGCCAGACGTCAGAAATGTCTGGACTGCGGACATCCCTGCCATCCTCAAGATTGAAGCTGATCACTTTGTGGCCTTGGCTGATCAGCTTTTCTTTCATTGCCTTGCCCAAGCCTTTGCCTGTGCCTGTGATTAAAATGTTGCTCACTGTTTCTCCTCCTTGATGAGATATTCAACCATGGCCGCATAAACGGCTGCATCATGAATTGAGTCTTTGTGTTTCAGGTTGCTGTTTGCGAACCTAGTGATCTTGACGATCATCAACTCAAACAGATGCCAGCTGTTGTAATCGCTGACTGTGTTGAGCTGCACCCCATTGGGGAACAAACTGATCATCACTTCTCCGACGGTCTTGTAGTTGTCGCCGTAGACTTTATTCCGCTCTCGGAATGTTTCTGCCATCTCTTGCAGAATGTCTGATGGATCTTTAGGACTGCTCATTCGACACGCCACCATTCACCTTCGGCCCTCCCTTCTTGGTATGCTGCATCGACGGATTCGTCGTGCTCGTTGGACTTCTTGAAAGCCTCCTCCAGAGACATCCGCAGGGCAGGGCTGAGGTCAAAAAGCCTTGCAATTTTTTGCCTGTCAAATTCAATGTCGTTGCCGACCAATCTAAGTTCCATCAGAAATTCCCCTCCTGAACCTGCAGGCAAGTTATGCCCTCATCTCTCCACATGTCAACGCAGACTTTGCGGTCTTCCAGAGCAAACCAGACTTGTTCTTTTTTGTAGTTGGCATTGAACAATTCTCGCTTGACAATGTCGTCTCTGCGCTTGTCACCTGCTGGCCTCATCAACAGATGGTTGAATGGGATGTCATTCATGTTGAGCCAACTCATGGTCACGTCTCTGAATGATTCGTCCCGAGCGGTCATTATTACAATCCAAGTCCACTTAGGCAGATTGCGCACCAAATCAACAACAGCATCAATCGGATCATCATCCTTGCTGGCTGCATTGAATGCTTCATAATCTTTCGCTTCATACAAATGGAATCTGTGACGACAATCAGCCAGCGTCCCATCAATGTCAACAATCACTGCACCGTCTCGAACCATTCTGGAGCCTCCTTGTCTTTCCAAGCTGCGAACCTTGCCTTGGCACCATTGTAATAATTCCTGTATGCTTCCACAGTGCAGTCAGTTTTGTATTCATCAGGCATGCACTGAGGCGGTTCTCGCCAAGCCAGACGATCAATCCACATTGGTGAAATTGTCAAGAATGGAGCCAGACCCATGCTCTTGTGGGTCTTGCCGTATCGTCTTGTGTATTCCAAACCAAGCTGGACATACAATCCGCAAGCCCACCAATATTGCGCAGAGCTCTCGCGCACCCAAACAGCAGACGGATGGTTCTTGTGGGTAGACTTATACAAGCCAACCATGTCAGCCCAGTAGTCACCATCGAGCTCTCTGTGAGCAGTGCACAGCAGCTGCGCAGTCTCAAGGATCATTTTGACGCAATGCTTGTCGCAATGCATCTTTGCAGCTTCCACAGGGTTGTGGTCTAGGTAGAAAATATTCATGCCATTTCCTTTCTCAGCACGATCCTTACTTTTCGAATAATCCTTTAAATGCTTTCCTGAAGCCATTGACTATTGACCGTTCGTCTTTTTGGAAGTCTTCAGGCTCCTCAAACGCAGCATCATCAACAACGTAGTCCACAGGTATTGGTTTGTCCTCCAGCAACGTGCAATGAGGATTATAAAGGATGTACTTGACTTCATGCTCCTTCAGGCTGTGCTTCTCCATGATCTCTTTGACGGTCATGTGCTTCTTGTTTTCCCGCACAGCGATTATCAGATCATCTTCATATTTCTTGCTCATGGCTTGTTCAGAGCCTTTCCCATTGATGGTGCGGCCCACTGTGTTGGGGTCAAGAAAGGATCAGCCCATGGGTGCACCGCGACAACAGCCTTGACCATCAGCTTGAACACCTGTTGATATTCACCTTGAGCTCGTGGGCTGAGGCGTGACTTGGCCATCTCGCTCAGTGTGCGCAAGTTAAACTTCGCGACGATGTTGGTGTGGATGTTAGTCGGCAAGACACCACGTGCATCTTCTGCGGGGACAAACTTCCGGAGCCTTTGGTATGCGTCAGCTATGTCAGCCATTGCCTTGTCATATTCTTCCAGAGCTTCGTGGTTTTGCTCAATGCGCTCTGGAGTGTAATAGCTGAAGCCAAACATGTCAACTGTTCGTTGAGATTGTTGGGCGTATGAGGCTTGGCGAGTCCGGACGAACTGATGGGTGAACCCACGACTGACATCTCGAATGTTGAATGTGTAGTCAATGAATTCCCAAGATGAGCGGATTGTTTGGAGCATGTAGTCTAGCTCCTCCTGCTTCTTTGTTTCAGACCATCCAGCGATTTTGCCATAGGCATCCTCGTCGTCCATCAGCCTTGTGTTCTTGGTGAACAACAGCAGGTCAACAGCGTCAGAGGTATAATTTACGAGTTCCACTTTCATTGATTTTCTCCTTTCTGAGAGTGCATCCATCGGGCATAGTCAGACTTCCCCCGAATGAATTCTTCGACAACTTTTACATCGTCGACTACATCGTCCAGTAAGATCTGTCGCCATGTTGCGAACCTGCCAACTGAATAGATGTTGTGTTGGGTGGTCATTTGGAAAATGAATTCTTTCCGCAGACGCTCATCGATCGGACGAATCTTGCCGTACTCTTGAGTCGATGAGGTGATGTTGGTTATCTTCATAGGTCTGAACCCGAAGTCATCCATCAGTATGCTCATTATGTGGGGTGCTGGCTTTGATTCTATTGGCACAGCAGCCTCACAGATCACGACATTGCCGATGACTGAAACTCTGTAATGTGGGACTGTCGGGTCTGGGTAATAAATGGTCTGATATATATCGCAGTCCGGTTTGTCAATGGTTGCGCGGATGGTGTATATTTTTTGCTTGGGAAAGTCTGGGATCTCGTCCCAACCGACGATCTTCATCAACACTGGCATTGGTATGGTCGAGATGATTGGTCCGGAAGTGTTGGCGATTGAGTATTCGGACAAGCTCATGTTGTAAGATATTTCTGCGCCCATGGACATGTCCCTGATCAGGTGCCATGGGGCAATGTAGCGTGATGCTGCGGAGAGGTTGTTGATGGATCGGCTCATGATTGAGCCTGTGACCTTTTGGGAATACATGTTGCTCAGGAACAGGTTTGGCTCAGTGGTGATCTTGCCGTCGTACTTGATTGCTTTGGTCACGTGCACCTTCTTGAAAGGGATGCCGCAAGCTGTGCCAGCCTTGTCGCTACGGAAGCGCAACAGCGCACCATGGTTGTTGGGCAGGGAGCCTTGAGCCTCAAACACAGTTGGGCTCATCCCCCTCAACATATTAGCTGCCAGCAATCCTGCCAGACCTGCTCCATAAATCGCTACCATTATTCCTCCAACATCTTCCTGAGTTTGCGTTCGGCTCTCTTGGCCGCTGCATGGGTTGTTATTGCTTGTGGCACGGATTGCTCAATCGGGAATATACAAGCATCAAGCGCAACGAGCAAGAGGCGAATCTCCTGCTCGTTGAGTTTTGGCTTATAGCAATCTTTGCAGGTCATATCAGCTCGATGCGTCCTTTTTTAATGTCATGGGCAACATCTTCTCTGACGCCACCTTTGGTGCTCCAGCCAGCAGCGTTCGCAACCAGATCTTCGTAGCTGCCACCAGAGACGTAAAGGCTATATGTCTTGTGGGCACGAGTGCCTTCCTTGCGAGGATTGTCAAGCTCAATCACGCGGATTGTCTTGCCAGCGAATGCACCGCGAGCCTTGGTTGGCATTGGTGGGGTGATGTCAGTGGTTGTGACGACAATCTCGGAGAGAGCACCTTTGATGGCTGGCGCTGACTTGTCTGCAGGGAGACCGAGTGGTGTCATTCCTGGGAGTGCAGCGACCTGTGGGGTTGGCTTGGAGGTGGGCACGTCCCAGCCAGTGTCCCAGCAACCTGTGGGGTCGACGTGCAGGCCACCAATCGCAGCCATGTAACGACGAGCAGCAGTCTTGTTGTCGGAAAACTTTTTGACAGTCTTGAGGGAGACTTCATTGAAAGCGTCCACAAGGATCTTGCCTGTGATGTTGCGGTCAGCCAGCAGCTCTTCAGCAGAGGTGAAGATGATCGCGCCGTTGCCTTGTGACCGTGCAACTTTGCTGCTGACGTAGGCTTTGACGACGAGAGATTTGATGTCGAGGGCGAAGGTTGGGTTGTTCATGTCATTTCCTTTCTCAGTTGACAATCGTAGTATCGCTGATGTCGCAGGAGAAGGCAACAAAAAAATTCAATTTTGATGAAAATAATTTTTCTCCCAATGTTTCCAAGAGCTTACTCATAGCTGATAGTGCATCAAATTGCGAGGACGCACGACAAACAAGTTCTCTTTGGCTCTGGTCAATGCCACATACCACACTCGATTCTCTTCGTCGGTGTGTGAATTCTCCCAACTCAATCGACCCATGTCAGTTGTCAAGACCACATTGTCAGCCTCACCACCTTTGGACTGGTGGATTGTTGAGATTGATATTCTTGGCTTGTTCGAAAACTTCTCCCCATTGCGCAAGCAAGATCGGAGATATTCCCGCTCGTCTGGGGCGATGCCTTTTAACATTGTCATCCAATCAAGATTCTTTGCCTCGTCTGGCAGACCCAGATCATTGAGATCATATGACTCTTTCTTAGGCAGGTCAACTGTGAAAGAGAAAAACTTGATTATGTTCTTGGCTTCATGCACGGTCAGGTGCTTGCCTGACTTCAGCCTTTGCCAACTCAAGATTGCTTTGGTTTCTTCATTGTCCAAGGAGTGCTTGCCGTTCAACAGGTATGCATAGCCTTGTTGCCTTGCGGATTGCTTGAACCTGTTGAGCAGATACTTGCTGCGACTGAGACACATCCAAGTCCCCTGCCCAGAGAAGTCAGCTTGTTGTTCGTCAGCCACCCACTCGACAGAACCTTGCTGTTGGCGTGGTGACCATGGCTTTTCATATCTGTTCTTGATGCGGCTGACAACTTCCAACGCAAGATTGTGCACAGCTTTGGGGATGCGATAGCTTTGGGGCAGCACGACTCGCTCACCTTTCAATGACAGGAATTTGGCAACGTCTGCTCCTGCCCAGCCAAAGATGGCTTGGTCGTCGTCCCCTGCTATGTAAACTTCTGAGGCTTGGCTGCTGGCTAAGATTGCCATTCGATATTGCAATGAGCTCAAGTCTTGCGCCTCGTCAAAGATGCAAATGTCGACTGGCAGTGCGGACTCATATTGCTCCAACATGTCAGTGAAGTCCAGCAATCCATTGTCATGCTTATAAACACGCAACGCAGAATCATATTGTCGCACCGCATGCAGGGTCAGGTCATTGATCTTGGAAATGTGGTGTTGTTGTTCAACTGTGCGTAGGCCAACTCTAGCCAGAGACTCAACTCGTGAACATTTGTCCCCCAAGCCATCACCAGTATGAATTCCAAGGTCTTCATCATATATGCCTTTGAATTCAACACCCATTGCCTTGCCAAATTTGCGATAGTGGTTATTGGTCATTACTTCATCTCGTTGCAGTCCTAGTTCTTTGAAGGCCAAAGAATGAAGTGTCCGGAAATATGGGAACCTGCTCTCATCGAAACCAAACTGATCCATTGCACGCTCTGCAGCTTCGTGGGCTGCTTTGCGAGTGAAGGCTAAGTAAGCAATGCGCTCTGGGGGAATGCCGCGCTTGAGTGCGTCCTCAACTATCCCCAGCAGCTTGGTTGTTTTGCCCGTTCCTGGAGGTCCGAGGATGATCTGGACTTTCCTCATGATATTCTATTCCTTTCTGAAAGAGCTCTGTGAAGCATGAATCGCAGTCGACTGTTGTGCGCAATGCGAGTTCATGGAGGCTCCATTTCTTGTAAATCTTGCCACGTGTGTATTGGCCGCAAAAATCACAAACAACAGCCTCTGCATAATGGTATGCTTCTGGTCTGGGTTGCAGGTTTCTTTCAAGGATCTCCGCAAACTTGGCCTTGGCTAACTTATTCTTTTCCAGCAGCATCTTCTCCCCCTAAAACTTTCTTGGCTGTGCAATAAACCACGAACAGCTCTCTTGTTATCTTTTCGAGCCTTTCTTTAAGCTCACGATTTTCTTCGCAGACTCTTTCATATTCATCACGGTTTATCATTTCAAAACTCCTCTGTCACGCCACTCGGAATATTCAAGTCATCGTCGTCTTGATAGAAGTCTGGAGCCGGAACAGACCAGACCTTGACTGGCTTAGATTTGATTCGGAATGCCTTGCGGTCACCACCCACAGTCCTGAGCCAAGACCAGACTTGGTGCTGGGATGGATATCTGAACCTCCTAGCCTCAAGATAAATAAATAGGTCTTCTGATCGGAAGTAAACCTTTCCATCGTCAATGTCGTGCCATGGCTTGCCATTCATGATCTCGTCTCTTTGGCGAGCTTGGACTTTGCCAGTCAGGAAGCTGTCAAGCATCTTTTCAAATTGGCCTTGGGGTGATGCATCGTCTGGGTCCAAGATCACCTCAACACTGGTCAACAGCTCGTTGATGCGCTGTTCCCAACGCTGTCCTGGCATTGTGCTCGGACACTTGTTGAGCTTTTCAACACACAGCTTTTGCAGTTGGCGTTGGTCCAAAAGTTGTTGGGTCGTGACTTCTATTCGCTCACCACCTATCTCGATGTACCATCGCACGGATTGTCTGTTCTCAGTTTCGTACTTCGTGATGGCATCTATCTCTATGGCTTGACCACCACCGATCCCACCAATGCCAAACTCTCGCTTCATGCACTTGGACTTCTCGCAATAGTTGCAAATTGGAGATTGCTTGCAAGTGTAGGCATAGTCTTTTTTGCTGACAGACTTGATCAGGCCATTGACCTCACCAGAGGGCAGGGGTTCGCTCATGCTTTCGTAATTGAACCTCATCAGATCTTCTTGCCAGTCGTCAGGGTTCTTCTTGCGATAATAAACGCCCACATTGAACAAAGAAATGTTTCGTCCACCTTCTGGGAAGCCCATGGTCATTATGTGTTGAAGGCATGGCGGCCCATCCTCAAACTTGTTCGTCAGGTCAGGCTTGAAGTTTTCCAGAG